CCGCCACCGCCATGCCATCTTGAAGCACCGCCACCACCGCCAGCAACAACCAAATAACTTAGTGTATATGCGGATTTGTTATCAGCAACAGCAGACCAATTATTTCCTGTCCAAACTTCAACAATATTATTTGAAGTGTTCCATCTAATTGAACCAGAAGTGTTAGCACCAGGTCTCTGTGCAGTAGTTCCACTTGGAATAATCATAGAACCAGTACCATTGGATGTAGCACTATCTAAGTCCGCAGTTGAAATAGAACCATTAGCTATTTGTGCGGTAGTAATTGCATTGTTAGCTACTAAACCACTTGTAATCTGTTGAATTGCCATCTTTTACCTTTTATACTGGCGCCTGACCTTCAGGCTTAGGATATTTTTCTTTTACTTCTTTGATAGCCTTGAACCAATCAGAATCTTTTAAATTCACGCCATTATTTATTGCGTGCCACAACATATCTAATTGTTCAAACCCATCAGGATATTCTTTACATCTGTCGTATGAATACTGATAATATTCTGCAACAGCTTTCTGTCTTTCAAATTCTTCCATAATTTCATCTTTACTTGGAGCAGGTAATCCGTTTGGATCCCACCATTGTGGAAAATCAAACACACCATCACCAGCAGTCATTCCAAATTTTGCCCCTGGTCTTAATGCCTTAATGGCGGTGTCAACACCATATGCCATTCCATTTGTACCAGTAAATTGTTTTAGTAACTCATGTGCATCCATATTTTAAATTCCCAATCAATCAGTTATTATTTATGACAGTTTATTCCAAGATGTTGTTGATTCATTCCAAACATATGTGTCTGGAATTGTAATCTGATTACCTTCAATTGTTACTGTTTTTGTTGTTGTTGGTTTTTCAATTGGTGCGTCCCAATCAAAAGTTTCTTGATTCAATATCCAAGAATTATGTGGTTTTTCAAAAATAAATGCTTTATGTGCATCATCATATGAACCACCAATACATGGAGTGTTTTTAACATCGTCATTATCACATACCCATTTCCAACCATTTGGTAATTGTTGCAATGGTGTAACACCATCTTCAAAAGAATAGATGTCCTCAACAACATTATTAGAATTTATTTTAGCCCAAGTTTTCATATGTTTTTTAATTTATGCTGTAAACAGCTGATGTATTATATTTCATAATGATAATTCCTCGGCCACCAGATCCACCAACAGAAGGTGCACTGCCAATCGATCCGCCTCCACCACTTCCCGTATTATCACTAGCGGATGATGCGTTATATTGAGTTCCAAGTCCATTTGAATAACCACCATAACCAGCACCACCGCCGCCACCAGGACATCCTGCACCGGAAGGTGCAGGAGAAGTTGATGGACCAGAGGTATATTCAAATGCACCTCCACCACCGCCAGCGTAAGTCACAGAAGAACCAGAAGTTGAATATGCTAATCCCGCACCACCAGAAGTTGTTGTCGTTGAAGTTTGGCCACTGCCGCCTACCCCACCAGCGCCTCCGCCAGAACCAGCCATTCTTGGAGTCGCACCTGGAGAACCAGATCCGCCAGGATTTCCCCAACTACTTGATGGAGAAACTGAACCGCCTGTTCCTCCAGGTGCACCAGTTGCAGGACCAGCAGCAGCTGCAACTTCTCCGCAACCACCGCCACCACTTCCGCCTGGACCACCTGAAGTAGTGCCTGGTCCACCACCACCACCGCCACCAGCAGCAGTTATCGTATCAAAAGTTGAAGTTCCGCCAGATGCACCTCTACTTGGTGATTGAGCACCAGTTCCACCAGCACCGACTGTTACAGTAACAACTGCACCAGCTGTTCCGGAATAAGAGTTTGTAAATCTCACACCGCCTGCACCTCCACCGCCAGAATTTGCTGGACCAGAACCGCCTGCACCACCTCCGCCAATAACAAGAAGGTCAGTAACCGATGATAAAGTTGCAGGTAATGTATATGTGCCTGGAGCTGGAGTTGAATTAAAAGTTACAGTTGCAGAACCTGCTGCTGACAATTGATTTAGGCCAGTAGGAAATTCGTAACCAGCTGGTCTAAAGTTTTTTACTGAAAATGCTGTAAATGAGCTGTTTAATCTACGAACACCCATTATACTACCTCAGTACCAAATGCTAAAATAGAAATTGAAGAATTACTTGTATTTGCCGCTAAAATTGAACCAGCATTTGCAGTTAAACCTAAAGTTAAAGCTACTGTATCGGATGCAGGAACAACACCACCACGAATGATATATGTTGCGGTTGGAGCTGATGCATTAAATTCCGATGAATTCATTAATGCTAAACTATAAGAAGCATTACTTGCTGTTTGATTACAGATTGTAATTGTTGAAATTACTGCTGATGTAGAAGCTGGCACAACATACAAATTTGACTGCGTGTTTGCAGTTGGATTGATTGCGCCAAGTCGTTTATAAGTTTGTGCCATTTTTTTACATTCCTGCCAACATTAAAATATTTGTTAAAGGTGAAACTGCCAATTTATTATCTGTTACTGCACCATCTGCAAGTTCCGTTGCCGTTACTGAACCAGCAGTTAATGCGGTTACAGTAGTTGTTGTTCTGAATCCTAAATGTTTAACAGTAACATTTGAAGATGTTGGAGGAACACCAGTGAAGGTAAGAGTTGTGCCTGTGACTGTATAGTTTACAGGTGCAGTTTGAATAACACCATCAATTGCAACCATCAAAGTGTTTGCTGATGCAGGTGTTTCAGATAATGTAAATGTTTGGCCAGTTCCGTTTGCAGTAAAGTTATCTTGCGTGAACTGGCGAATATTGTTTGCTAACTTAGCATAAGAAACAGAACCATCTGGTAACTGAACTTGAGCTGTTCCATAATTACGGTAAATAATATAGATATTATTTGTACCTGTTTGCGGAGCTTCAGTAAATGTTAAAGTATTACCTATAGCATTATATGCAACAATTGGTTCTTGTCGAACATTCTCAACATACACTTCAAGGTCTGTTGGATTATTAACAGGCAACGGCATAGTAAATACCGTTGTAGAATTGTCGCCATTAAAGCGCACAGCATCTAATGGTTTGCCTGATGACCTCGCTGGGTCAAAAGGAAGTTGGTTGTTTCCTAAGTATCCCATTTATTATGCAATCTCTAGTAATGAAGCGATAACATCTAATGAACCGTTGGCACTTGCAGTCACTTTAACAATGTCAGCTGCCTGAAGAACGACCTTTTGGTCACCACCAATTGGAACTAGTGTAGACCCATTGAGAATTGGTGCATTAGAAATGATTGAATAGTCAACACCAGAACGAGTGATATACACGTTTGCTGTGACTGTACCGGCCGACTTATTAGATAAAGTCATTCCGATGAGTGTTGTTTGTGTAGCGCTTGGACAAGTATAAACAGTATTACCACTTGTTACAATGTTCGCAGCTACGTTACTTTTAAAGGTATTTGCCATGTTATTTTATATCCCTTGATACTCTATTTATATTTATCCTAAAGCGATTGACAATGCAACCGATGTGTCTAAAGCACTATTCGCAGCGGCAAATGCACTATTAGCATACACCGAAGAACTGTTAGCAACCGCAAAGGCACCATTAGCGTAACTGGATGCAGAATTTGCTACATAATCTGGTGTGTTAGCTTGTAAGAAGGCCGCATTAGTCTTTACAAAAGCAGAGTTAGCGTATGCACCAGCAGATGTTGCTGTGGCCTGCGCTACTGTAATATTGCTATATAGTGCAGTATTGGCAGACCCTGTTAAAATTGTAATGTTAGCAGTTGAAAAATTGCCGTATGTTGCAGTTACATTAACAAGACTTGTATTACCGGTACTGATTGTAAGACTATTAGCAGTTAAACTATTTGCAAAGTAACCAGAACCGTTTGCAATAATATCATCAAATCCAATAGAATCTAAGATGATATTTCCTGTTACTGTTACATTACCACCAACAGCTAAATCACCAGCAATATAACCAGATGATGATACATTAAGTGTCGTTACATTAGTGAAACCACCAAGAACTGCGTTGTTGGCATACAGAGTATTAATGCTTGCTGATGTGCGAACATTTAACTGAGCCTGTGAACCAGAAATGTCTAGTTTTGTATTAGCAACAAAAGAAGCACCGTTACCATCAGTAAGTGTGTTTGCGGTTGCAATTAAATTTTGAGTTGCCGCTAACCAATGTTGGAAGGTATTGGCGGTTGTTAATTGATTAATCGCCATTATCCGTATTTCCTCATGTTAGCTATATCTTGCAATAGTGCTTTAATTTCAGACATTTCTTCTTCTATTTTTGCTAAGCGTTGTTTTGTTTCTGTCTTATCAGAGAGTTCTTTTTTTGCCTGTTCTCTCTTTTGCATATACTCTTGTAAGCCAAGCTTATCTGTATTTAGAACAGCCTTGGAGTGCATATCTCTAACTAGGTTATCGTGGTCTTTAACTTTAGCAAACATATTATGTACCAGATGGTAAAGCAATTACACGAAGGTCACGAACTTTAGGAACATCAGTAGTATTAGTTCCAGTCATAACAATCTTAATAGAAAATGTTTTAAACTTAGAGTATGATGTAGAACCAGATGTGTAAGATACAGAGTTATTAGCAACACCACCAGAGCCAGGTGCAAATGACAATTCACGATAATCATTAAAATTATTAGAAACAAAGTTTGTATTGCCAATTTCTGTCATCAATTGATATGACTTATTTTCAAAAGCATCAATATCAGATGTTGACAATAATTTATAATAAATGCGAATGTTAGAACCTGAAGGTTTGTATGCAGTCAAATAAACACGCAAATCACCTGAATCAAATCCATCGGCAAGTGTAACTCTACGAGTAATATAACGAACATTAGAGTTACCACCAGATTTCTTATCTTCACCGTTATAAGTGATTGTGCATCCAGTTCCTGGTGTTGTATTGGCATCTGTCAATGTAATTGTTGGAGATGTTTCATAACCAGAACCAGCATTTGTCAAGTAGATAGATGTAATAACATTACCAGTAACAACCGCAGCCGCAGTTGCACCTGAACCACCACCGCCTGTAATAGATACAACGGCATTTGCATTTGTTGAGTATGCTGTTCCACCATTTGTAATAGTAATTTGTGAATTACTTAATGGTAAATTATTAATAATATTTTCAACAGCTAAAACACCATATCGTGTAATATCAATAAACGGAGAAATATCTGGATTTGCAGTTGTCATTGTTGCTTTAACTGTAAATGTAGAATTACCGTTTGCTGGATTTATTACACGGCGGCCATAACCGTCAACCATTGGATAGTCTGTTAATGGTGTGATGTTTTGATAACCAGTCATACCACCAGTTGATTTTTCAGAATTGAATGTGTATGTGATAGATGTATTTGGCAACACAATATCTGTTGACATAATCTGTGCCAAGTCCATTGCAACATTTGAACTAGGCGCAGTAACATTAAACTGAGCAATCGTTGGTGATGTGGAGAAAGTATATCTATACAATTGGAACATTAAGTCACTATTCTGGTCAGCAGTCCATGTAGAACCGTTTTGTGATAAGAATAGGGAACCACCATATGGTTGTTCAGAAATTTGTTTACCAGCAACAACATCTAATTTACCAATCTCAGCAGCCCAAATATCATATTTGAGTGAGTTTGAAATTACAGTAAATGCGTGTTCGCCAGGTTGTAAATAAATTGGTGCATCAAATACAAATTCTGTATATTTGTTAGCATCATTTAAGTCTGGTGATTGAGATACCTTAACTTTATCTGGACTCAATACGACTGTTGAATACGGATAGATTGTAGATGATGATGGGTAACCATTTACCGCAGGTCTAATCTGTAATGTTACAGGTTGTGTATCATCTTTAGATTTAAAGCAAAAACGCAATTTGCTTAAGAAAATACCTTGTGGATAATTCTGTGAAGAAACAAGGAATGTTTGTGCAAGTGGATCATAGTAACCAGTAACAACGTTTCTACTTGTTGTGGAAGAAACCACACGATTATCAGTTACAGCTGCCCGTTGAATTGTAGGAACAGTTGTTGAAATAATAGTATTTTCTGTTTTCTCTAAAATACCTTGTGCATAATATGTTGCATCACCGTTTGTTGATGAAGAAGGAATGTCGCCAGTTGAAGTATCAATTAGACGGAAATTCTTTTCACCAATTCTAAATGTGCTATTTGGAATATTAAACACACCAGCAACATCACCTGCTTGTGTTGTAGTTAAATTACCAATTGAGTAGAATGATGTTGCATCAGGAGTTATTGTCCATGTTCCAACAAGATTGATTGTTCTTGTAGCAGCGGTATAAGAAGAAACGGTTGCAACTTGGCCTGCACCAGTACCAGACACAATATAGATTGGCAAACCAGCATATGTTGATGTATTGTTTGCACTAGCAGCATCTACTGATAACACAACTGTTGAAGATGTTGCAGATGAAACTGAACCAGAATAATGGTCATACCCGTTAATCTTATAATTTGTGCCTGTTGATTGGCCAACCAAATTCATGGTTGCACCATTCAACGCAGATGATGGATTAAGGTTAACTACAAAAATTTCTGTATTAGATGTGCGAACAGCAAACGCTGTTGCATTTGTTGTGCTTGTTGCAGTATTACTAACAATAACTGTTTCTGGACTACCAATAGCAGTATTGTATTTTAAATTATTTGATGCCAATGTAAACTTGTTTGCACGAGCTACATATTTGTTAATATCGGTACTATCAAAGAATGAGTATAGTGTGGCTGTTGGTTTAAAATCAGAACCAACAAACAACACGCTACGATTTCTCATGTAAGGAATAATTGATACATCAACAACACGGTCACCTAATGATTGAGTAATAGTTGATGGAACAACTGTTGACAAAACACCTGAACGAGTTTGATTTTGTGTTGTGGTTGTATATTGAGTTTCAACAATAGCTATTCTTCCACCGCCTCCTCTCCAAGCACCACCACTTACAGTAGTACCAGTCCAATAAGTATTCCAATCACCCCATTCATAATTATAGGCATCTTTTAAAATTAAATTCCAAGCGTCTTTGTCGCCTTCTAAGTTAACAAGGACATCTGGCTGTTTTTGTGTATCAATCCAAACATCAGATGCTGGGTCTAATTGAATTTTACCCAAATAATTTGTCACATTAAACGGATTAATATTAATAGCTTTAGATGCTTTATTTTGATTAACAAATAAAGTATGTGTAGCAGTTGTAGTTAACAATGGCCCATTCAATGTATAATTTGTTGAATTAGCAGAACTAAAAGTTAACAAATGTGATGAGATATTAAATGACGGACGCAATTCTTGACTAGCTGGATCAATAGCAGCTTTATATTCATTTGAACCAACATCAGCTACAGAGTGGCCTTTAAATGAATCTACAACAATACCATTTTTAAATCTTGGTAAATTTGTGCTATCAAGAATTGTTAAATCTTGTTTGTTGAAAGCAGATTGCTCTAACAATGACAATGATGTATAGTATTCGAGATTTCCAATACGCTTATCTAAAGAACCAATGTCTTTCATTGTGTAGCGGCGATTGTCAATATATTGAACTTGAATGTCAGAAGTATTTGCCGTGTAAGCAGGCTCTCTGAGAATATACATTGTCATTGAACCATCTTTATCTTTAGGTTCAACTGGTTCTAAGGCAGGAATACCTTGAATTACCTCAAATGTTTTATTTTTATTTAAGGCAACTTTATCAATTCTTGGTAAGTAATATTGATAGTTTAGAATGATGTCGGAACCATTCTCTGGAATCTTAGGACCAGTCGTGGTTGAATCAACATCGAATGTGACGGTGTTTGCTGTCGCTGCGCTTGTAGGAATCTTCCTAACAGGCCTAAAATCAAGCGAATCACGGAGTGAGTATTTTTTCCCATTAATCTGTGAATAATAGGTAGGAATACTTTCGTAATATCCAAGGTAAGAATCAACACTAAAATACCCAGCACCAGAAGAACTAAATGCATTGTATTTTACGACCAATGGACCGGTTGGTGGAGAATAACCTGGACGCAATTTAATAGCAGCATGGTCATAGTAAGAATCTTTTTGACCAGGATCTAACACATAGCGTGATGTAACATCTGTTGCGGTTGCCGCATTAGCAGTTGTAATTTGAGTGCCGTTAAAATCTAAAACAGAAACTAATTGAATTACATCAGGCACAAACAATGATTGTGGAGTATCTGGTGTTTTAACAACAGTATTGGCCATAATGTGTGTTTGGCCTTGAGTTGCATAAAGAATTACTCCGTTGTTTGCAAAAATACTTGTTCCACCAGAAGTCTGAACGGTGGCATTTGCACCAACATAATTTTTGCCTTTAACAGCAGGATTACTACTATCAATAACAGCAATAATATTGGCAGTCATAGAACCGCCGTTTGTTACTGTAATTCGTTTTGTTCCAGTATCTACTGAATACAAATCGTTAGAAATAATTTGGCCAACTTTGTATGGAGAAGTGCCTGCAGCTGTTACAACAATTCGATACTTTTCAAGTTCGCTATTTGTTGAAGAAGCAGAAGCAATTGATTCACCAGTACCAGTTGACAATGTAGGAGAAACACCAGATGAGAATGCCTGTGATTCATATAAACGCTTATACGAATAAGAGAAATTAGAAATGGTATTTTGTGTTACGTATTTTTGGCCAAGGTCAAAAAGTAATGGTTCTAGTGTTGAATCGGCAATAACTGCATCATCATATACAGATGCATAATCTTTAGAAGGTGGTGCAATATCAGAAGCAGCCAAACGAGTTGTGCCGCTAGTAATTGCCATAGATTCAACTTGAGCAAATTCAAAGTCAATAGACCAGTTAGACAACGCATTTGGTGTTGCTACAAATGGGCCAGATAGTTGAATTGTTTGTGTTGCACCATTATAATTTGTAATTGTTTTTGGTGTTTCACCGGCACCAGGACCAGTTAAAATTCTAAATTGAGCACCAGTATAAGCACTGTTAGCAGTAGAATATAGTTGTGAACCTGTTACAGAGTTTGCAATCTGAACATATCCAGTATTTGTACCAGCAACTACAACATTACCGCCAGTAATTGAACCAACATTAACATCAAACAAATATGTGCGATATTCATAAGTCGCAGAGTTTGATGTGTTAGCAGCTGTTTCATATGAAATAGAACGAACTCTTGCAGTACCAATCTTAGTGTTGGTAATTGAAGCAGTTGTAGCCACATTAATTACACTATTAGACACACAATGTAAATCAATCGTGTCAAGTGTATTGATTGGGAATGTACCAAAATGTGTATTAGAATACACATAGTAACCGTAATCAGCAGTAATGCGTTTGTTGGTTACAGAATCAGTTGTTCTTGGTTTAGCAAATGTAAGCGTAGATGGTGCAATGGTTTCAAACTCATAACCATAAACATATGCTTTACCTGGAGATAAAATAACTTGTGCATTTGCAGTATTTGAAGAACTAGTCTGCAACGCTAATTTAAATGGACGAACTGTGTAATTACCAGATTCGTCATATGTTCTGCGAGCCAAAGTTGCTTCTAATTCAGCATACAATGGATATTTTACAGAGTAAGTTAATTGACCATTCTCAACACGAGCCAATTCAATGAACTGTGTATCATCGGTAGAATCGAGAGCTCTAGTGGCAAGAATTAAATCAATTTTATAGCGGTCAGAACCTGGTGCTTGGAAGTTTGAAGCATCTTGAGCGGGATCCAACAACGAAGTATCTTGTGTATAAACAGGAATAGATTCTGAAATCTCAAAACCAATTCTTGCATTAGCAGTAGCATTATTGTATTTTGATGTAGCAATAGTTTGTGCATCATTCTTAATGAAAAAACCATCATAATAAAATACACCAGAATTAATAGAGAATGTTTGACCTGTACCTACACCAGATGTTGAAACATTGGCAAATGAAGGCGCAGCTTCAACAGTTTTAATTGTTTCACCAGAAGCAAATGCATCACCATAAAGTTGTTTTACCAACAATGTTTTTGGGTCACCTGTGCCAGGATTAGCATCATAAGCAACGATAACTTCACCACGCTTAGTGCCTGATGTATTTGTAATTGTTAACCCGTTGAAATTTGTAGCAACAACAGCTGTGCCAGAATAGTCAGTATCTAATTTAAGATATGTAGCATCTTGAAGGAATGTTTGTCCACCAGTTACAAGTGAACCATTTTTGAAAATATTATCACCAAAACGGCCAATTTGGTTTTGTAAAAGAGTTTGTAATTGTGTTAACTCACGAGCTTGAACCGCAAAGCCTGGCTTAAACAATAGACGAAGAAACTTTTTAGCCTCATCAAAATCGTCATAATATGGGTTGACATTAAAATTAGTATTTAACGACATTAAATATTTTCCTTAGAATCTAATAACAAACTTAACATTTTCAGCTTGTCCTTCTGCTCTTGTAACTTTTTGTATATTTTCAACATACATTATATCGCCAGTATATGGTTCAAACTCAGGCGGAATTTGCTTAACGATTGTTCTATTCACACCTGAACTAGCACCAATCAAAATACCACCAACTGCCGCTTCGCCTCTAACCTTAGTTAATCTAACTTGGTTTGAAGATTGTGCATTAACAAAGCCGTAGAAATAAGCATTGTTTGCAGAACTACCTTGGTAAACAAATTCATTTAATGTAAAATCAGCACCTGCAACCAATGTTAAATTGGTAGTTTGTGATATGGTGCTGTTTGCGGTAGCGCTTGTTACTTGTGTTGTTTGACCATATTTATATGGGTCCCGCAAGAAGCCATATTGTCTAAACGATGTGCTAGTGGAAATCAAGCCGCCTTCTGTTGAATCGACTAAACCAATCTTATCAGCAACCATCACATTTGAACCATCTAATTCTTTAGCGGGATTAAATCCATGTCCAAATTTTGGAGGTAATATAACACGAGCATTTGCACCTGTGCCAGAACCATAAACAATTGCATTTGCATATGAATATCCTGAACCAGTTACACTTACTGTAATCTTTGAAATAGCACGATTTGAGATACTAGCAGAAGCTATTGTGCCAGCACCGTCACCAGAAACATAAACTCTGGTAGTAAATGTTAAACTATTTGCAGTTGTTCCGCCACCGTTTGCGGTTGTGGCAGAAGAAATTGTAATTGTTGAACTGATAGTGTTAACAGCGGTTACTAAAGCACTTGTTGCAATACCCGTTCCAGTTACATACATATTTGCGGCCACATTTGTAGTGTTGGCCAAGTTAATTGCTGTAGCGCCAGGACCAAATGCAGTTGCATAAATTGTTGGTTCTGCATATCCTGTTCCACCATCAGTAACAATAATTGTGGTCAATTCGCCATCAACCACATCACTTGAGCTAACATTATAGTCAAGTTTGCTTGTAGAAACTGGTGCTGGCATCCAATCTGTTGTTAAGAACTTATTGGATGGTTTAATATTATACATATACTTCCAAATATACCCATCGGAAGTAGCAATCGTACCATTTGCAGTAGTGTAATCACCTGTTGGCATTACAGTAGAATTGGCAGAAGCGTTATTTGACAAACACTTATAGACATTTCGGTCTGTCGTAATAACATACATTGGTTTAACATTCAATGTAGTGTTACCAGTAATCAAATCGTCAATAAAAATCTTATCATCATATTGTTTGTATTTTGTGGATCCTGTCCAATTAACTCGTGGAACAACCATTTCCACATCATTACCAGTAATCTTTTTGGCAGCAAACATATTGTCCCAAACTGTTTTTTCATCCGATGATGAATCAACGATAGAGTTTGGAGAAGATTCGTTTGCATAAGGAACATGATTTCCAATAAACACATAACCAACAGTTGGCTGCGGCTCGGCGAACGATTCTCTGAATTGTTCTGCGTTATTGAAAGAGAGTTTCTTTGAGGTATAAAAAGTTGCCATATTAATTCTTTATTTATGCCACTATTATTAAATCTTGAACATTTGATGTATATGTAAATGGTGTGGAAACAGTCAATAGAGTGTTACTATAAATTGCATTAACTGTTCTAATCTCTGAGTTAACCGCAATCTGTGAACCAACTGTAAAGATGCTATTATTTGCAATATTAAATAAAGTACCTGTTCCAATTACATACATACTGCCATTTGTGTTTACAGTACCGGCAACACTATTGCTTATAGTTATGCTACTTCTGGAGATGTTGTTTGCGGCCACAACTTCATCAATCTTATATTCTGCGTATTCCACAAAACCAGATGGGTGAATAAGGTTCTTAAAGACTTCTTTAAATTTGCCAAATTCAACTTTAGACGATAGGACATAAGAGTAATCAATGTAGAAATTGCGACCTTGAATAACTCTTTCTGAAGCAGACAAAATAGAATCTGATGTTGTCCAACGACCTGGAAATGTTATGTAACTAGGTTCAACAGAAGCATTTGCTCGTGCAGTCCCATCACCACTGCCAGTCAAAGCAATTTCTGGTGGATATTCATATCCTTCACCAGCATCAACAATACGAATCTTTATAATTTCGCCTGGATTTTTGTCTGCGGTTGCAAATAAATTTTCACCATCACCAATCAAACCTTGAACTGAAATATTTGCACTTGTGCCGGATGTAGAAGTTACTGTTACAGATGGTAATTTATCGGCTGCGTAGTTAATACCACCAATTGGCAACCATTCAAACTTACCAAGTTTTTTGTTTGTTACAGTTTGTGTGAAATTGGTATTAGTTGTCAACGAAGTATTTGAACTAATTGCATTAACCCAACTGATTTGATTATTGACCATAATCTGGTCGCCAATCTCCAACTCTCTTTGAAATATTGTTCCTGTTCCAGTAAGAGTGTTTAATGTGGAAGTAACATTAACTGTACCAGTAATTCTTGGCGGTTGCAATTCAACTCTTGTAATTGCACCAGTCGTTGACACATTAGTTACCGCTCCAGCTGCACCAAAACCAAATGACATTGGCTGAGTTAATGTAAATACAAGTTCATCACCAATGGAATAATTTGAACCACCACTATTGATTGTTAATCTGCCCAAAGAACCTGTTGATAACACGTGTTCTGTTGTACCATTAGCATTATATGGAGCAGATTCAGCATCTAAAGTCGGAACAGTAGAAAAGATTGCGTTAGCAAAAAGAATTGCCACATTGGTGATTGGACCAATACCTGTTACAGGTGAAAATGTAAACGCATCAATCAATCTTGTGGCCACATTATCTGTAACAGAACTTGGAAATCCAAAATTAGCATCACTAATATTCTTAGAAGTAAAATCGGCAATTCTATCAGTATTAACAACAAAACTATTAGCTGATTTTATACCAGATGTATCAACACCATCAATTGCCAAAACTAATGAAGCATTAGCAGTTGAACCTGTTAAATAAACATTCGAACCAGTTTTAAAACCAGAACCACCAGAAAGAACACGAATTTGATTAATATAACCAGAGAATACTTCTGAAACAACAGCTTGTGCTTCCCTAACGGCATTACCACCAGTAATAACTACGGGGTCGCCAATATTATAACTTGCGCCACCACTAATAACATTAATGGTTTTTAAAATTGCTAAACCCAAAACTTCAATATTAATTAATGAAGAATCGTCCGGGTCAATGATTGTTAATATACCAATTTCACCATCGGCAAATTGGCCAACCAAAGTCTTTGTGTTTACATAAAGTTCAAAAGAACCAACACCATTAACCGTTTTTTGACCAGTTCTTTCAACAATTGCATAAGCATTTGATGTTGTGCCGGTAACTTTTCTGTTGTTTAATAATTCATAATTAAAGTTATTGTATAAAACTCTAATTGCAGAACCATTTGCAGGTGCAGTATTAAATACCAACTTGCGAGTTTCTTTACGAATTGTAAATCCACTAGTTTGAATAACACCATTTACATAAACAACAATATCACTAGAAGCAACAACTTGAGCTAATTTAAATGTAGTAATTAATCCGTTGCCAGTATAGGTACTGTAAACATCTTGTGAAATACGAAATGCTTTTTCAATTAACCATTTACCATCAGATGCTTTAAGAACGCTGGTTTTAGGTTGAATAACTTCCACTTCTTCATCAAAAAGAAGTCTGAATAGAAGCTTAAATGATTTTTCATTACCTTTTGCAAGATACAAAGGTAATAAATTTTTAATTAAAATCGCTTTATCTACAGCAGCATCTTTAGGAACTAAAGTCGCAAAAGTGTTAAAAAAGTTATCTTCAAACTTGGTTATTGAAAAATCAACATCGGTAATATGGCGCAAATCTTTTGATTGCGCCACCAAATCGTTCTGTTGTGAGCCCTGTTTGTTTTCCAAAAACTCATAATATGCTTCTAAGAAAGCAATAAAATTGGGGTTTTCTTCCCGAACAAACTCCGGTACCTGACGATTAATCAGTAAGGAAGTTTTTTGATTAGACATTATGTGCTAATTTTTTCTAATGTTGTTGATATAGCTGTTGGATCATCCACATCAATAGAAATAATTGTATCTCTTGTGGATTGAAGATAACCTTTTTCGATTTCAATAGAAAGACGAATTAAACCATCATCTGAATTTACAGATAAGAAACGAATATCATTGATGGTAACAATACCATTATTATAATCAATCGTACCAGCATTCGAGTTGATAATTTGTCTTTGTGCTAAAGAATCATAGTAGATTGTTCTTAGTGTGCCTGTTCTGCCATCAATAACCGCAACAGCTTCTGCACCATAACCATCACCACCAGTAATTGATACAGTAGCACGAGTATAGTCAGTACCACGATTTGTGATTTTAATAGATTGAATTTTACCATTAACAATCACCGCTTCAGCAGTTGCACCAGAACCATCACCGTTAATTGTTACAGTTGGAGTTGTTGTGTAACTAGAGCCAGGATTTGTAATTTGAACTTCAGAAATACCAGTATATGATTGTGGAGTTTCTTCAAACAAAGCCGTTCTTACTGCGCCAGTTGCATCATAAATTGTAAACTGTGTTGATGTTAATTTGTTTGTAATTGTGCCACGATGTAGTGGAACATTATACTTAATAACATAACTTACCGATTTATTCAATTGTGGCAAAAATCTTTTTTGAGCTCTTGTAGTTGTTTTTACACCAATAACAGCATTATAATCCACATGGCTAATGTCATCTTCAACATCAGAATCAACATAAATTGTTGCAAATTTGTTGAGGTAAGTATTATTATAATTAATGATTGCTTGTTTGATGTTTTGTTTTAATGCAGCTTCACCAATGTTTGTTTTTCTTGGGTCATACTGAACATCTGCTTGTATTAACAAATACAAGTATTGTGGGTCACGAATTTCGGTCTGTACCGAAATAATAGATTTTGGATTAATGATTTCGGAAACAATTCTTGCCTTCTCTGTTTCAGAAATATAATAATTTGATTTTGGTTTTAATGCCACATAAACTTTACCAAAAACTTTAGGAATCTCATCTTCTCCACCCCAAACTGAAATAGAATCTACACTTGGATAATGGCTCTTGATATATGATTCATAATCTTTAACTGTAACTAAACGATTCTGTGTAGCATATTGTGCTTGTGCAGAATATTTAATTGAATCAACAGATTCTCTGATTGCACCGCCGCTGGCAACACCAACAACACCAACAGATACATTCGAATATGCACCAATTAAACCAGCATTGATGAATCCGTTTGCTTTATTAGCAACTGTTCCGTTTGTTGTCAAGTAACTAACAGCTATAACACAACCATCAGTTAAAGCTTTACCAACAACATCATCACCAAAATAAATCTCATAATTTCCATTTCTACTTTCTTGTAAGAAATAAGCTTTTGATTGAGCAGTAATATCCAACACTTCAGTTACTTGTGTATAAATTTCATTGTAAGTGTTACCAGCATTTGGTGAAACAGTTACTTGAATTGTTGAAGTATCAATATTGGTATCAGGTAATACAAAAATAGATTTTGGATTGGATGTTTTACTGTAAGTAAAATTATAATTTACCAATGAGCCTTCATAGATGTTTAAATTCTCAAAGTAAAATGCAGTATTACTTTTTGTTACCGTTTTTGATTCCAATACAACGAAGTTATATGATAGATTATCAATCAAATTGGAAGCAAAAGTGAATCCTCTTGGAATGGTTAATGTGTCTGGAGTTGTTGTACCAGATTCAACTGTTACATTAACAACAGCTCTAGGTGCAGTTGTTGAGTATGGTGTGTAACCCAACATTTTAGAATGAGAAACAACCGAATCTCTTAATACGGCAGTATCTAAGAATGATTCATTGGCAACCATATTCAAATAATATGAATTGTAATGAGTATTGTATGATAATATATCTAAAAGAATATTTAAACCAGCACCTTCAAAATCATAATCTTGAAATTGTGATTGTTGTTTTAAATATGATTTTAAGTTAGTCTTGATTTGGTCAAAATCAAGGTCTGAAATTTGTAAACGAGCGTTAGCCATTTCTATCTAATCCGTTCTAAGAAGAAATTAATTGTAATTGGGTCTGTTCTATTAACAACAAAGAATTCCATTTCCACTTTAAACCCATTATTTTCAAAATCTGCAATAGCGTTAATTCTTGTTATTCTAGCTCTAGGTTCATAATTCAATACTGTCTGTCTAATTTCATTTTCAATAGAACTGGCAGTAATATTGTCCATGTTTTCAAACAATAATCTACGAATATTGCTACCAATATTTGGTTGAAATGGTCTTTCGTAATGGTTTGTTAGAATCAAATTCTTGATGGAATTGATAACCGCCATGTCACCAGTAACACGGTTAATATCTTTTTTGACTGGATGAATAGTAAAATTCAAATCCAAATCACTATAAGTGCGAGCTATATTAGTATCTACGGTTGCCATCTTTTATTTATGCGTTCAATCTGGTAAGTAATTTGGTTGAACCGATATAATTTTCAACAAGGAAATTCTGTGTTTCACCCATGTTGGAGAACTTTTTAACTTGGTTATAGTTAGCCATAAAAGTCTTTAAGTTGGTATAGAATGTATAGTCGTTATTTTGGCGGCCACTTAAATGACTATTAATATTGGTTAAATCAGTTTGAATTTGTGTAATTGCAGAGGCATTGGCTGTATTAGCTGCAATCACCGTAGTTAATGTAGAAGAATCAACTGTAATAGTATTTGCATTTGCATACACCTGTGGACCAACAAGAATACTGGTAAAACTACCCATAATTGGTGCAGAGTTGGTGATGCCATCAGTTTGATTCATAACATAAATTGCGGACTTACCCAAACCCATAGCCGTATCATAGTATGGAATTGTATCATCTTGGCCACTAAATGGAGTTACACCAGAGATTCTATTTGTGTGTGCCAAAAACGCATTAGCAGTTGCGGCTAATGTATTGGCTGCAATAGCGACATTATCTAGTCCACTAAGAACGGAGTTTGCGGCAATAGCTGCATTAGCGTTAGCTCTTATTGATGTTGAATATGTAATAATTGTATTTACATAAGCATCAACTGGATTTTTAAAATATCCACCAACATCACTATTGGCAATATCTTGAGCTTGCCAACTTTCAATGAAAGCAGGCATCGTGTTTAAATGTGCTTGCGTATTTGCAGAAAAAGTTTGAACTGCACCATTAGGGTCATCAAAATGGTAGTTTAATGTGGCAAATACGCCTGATGAATTAGCAACTGTTGTCATAATTTAGATTCCAAAAAATTGTGTCATTGGGGGACCAGTTGGTCCTTTTGGAGATGGATGAATGTGAGAATCATATATTAAGCTGTTTATAACATCGGTCATAAGAACTGCATCCATAATACCACAATTAGCCAATCCAAAATTAGCAATCGGTGCATTGACTGAAACTAATGATGTAATAGTGCCGACTGTATTGATACAACCCGGCACCGCAACTGGTGTTAATGGTGTTGGATAACCAAGACTTAGACCACCAAGTGCAGATGTGAATCCATATGGCCCAGCAAATACACCCATACCAGCATTAACACGAGATTCGGCAGTAAGAGAATCACAAGTAATTGAACCGTGAATATACAAATCTGAACCTAAACTTAATGATTGTGCAGCTCCAAGATTTAATGAACCGCCAAATTTTTCACTAGCATTAAGAGTAACATCTGCATCACCTTGAATGTCCAAATCTTTATGTGAACGAATATTTGTTTGTCCAGCAACAGCAAGATTATAATCACCTTTAACTATTTGATTAAAATCTCCTGCAATTTCCATATTGCAATCACCAGCAATAGTAATATTACAAGTGCCTTTAATCAATACATTTTTATTGCCTGCAATAATTTCATATCCATCACCAAACACTTTATATACTTGGTCACCGTTGGGGTGCATTTCAATAAAGTTTTTTGATTTACCATGTTGCAAACGAATACGCTCACGACCTTGTGTATCATCCATTTCAAATGAATGACCAGATTCGGTCTGTTGTATATTATTATACGGATAAATTGGTGGCGATTCTACACTAGCAGGTGATGGCGGTTCAGTCCACAAATTAGTGGATGGTGAACTTTTCATCGCCGCTACAAGCGAATCATATGCCGATTGATATTGGTCTGCCATAATATATTAAGGTTGTGATTTATTTTGTGATGGTGTAGAAATTGTAGAATCTGCAGCCGTTGGTGTTGTTTTTTGATAATTAGCAATAGTTTGATTAGCAGCAGTCAATTCAGCTTGACTTACTGGCACCAACATACCTGCGGTTGCTGATGTTGCAATAACAGCTGCACCACCAACTGCGGTTGCTGTAGCTTTTAATAAATCTGTACCTGCGTTCATTGTATCTTTTGCAGCTGCAAGTAAATCTTTAAAGTCTTGTCCTGGCCCTAATGGTACTTCATTACCTGCTTCATTTAAAGCGTCTGTGAAAATATTAGCCAAGGCTTTTAAAAGATTTGTTAAACAAGTATATAAGAGTTGCAAAATTCTTGCAGGTAAACTTAAAATCCATTGGACAATAGCACGAATCTTAACAATAACTGCCAATACATATTTTTCAAAATCAATAATTGGTTGAATGTATGTTTTTTGAATGTATCTAATTTCTTCTGCAATAGCTTTCAATTTATTAATGATGGTTGAATAAGAACCTGAAGCATCTGATAATCCCAACAGCTTCATAATATATCGAATGCCTTGTCTAACAGCTTGAGCAATCGCTTTAATAAACTTTTTAAGGCCACCACTTTTCTTTAAATCCAAAACAAAATCACAGGCATGAGCAATATTATGATTTAAAACATCAATTGTGGTATTTGCCATATTACCTGTTGCGGTAACTGGCGTAGTTGGCCCTTTGTTTGGAATATCGTTTGCATTTGTAAGAACTGGTGGATTTGCTTCTACACCATTGTTCGATTGAGCAACATTAGGATTTGTAATTTGAATTACAGGCATTTATTTTTCTCCAACCAATCTTAATGCACCCTCAATGATTTCACGATATGCGTCAGCGGCTTCTTTGTGTTGTTCTGCTGGTTGTATATCATCATGTGCATATAGGTGTTGAACTTTATCTTTATATTCTTCGGCTGTCAACATACCACCAACAAACTGTGTATGAAACACTTGTGCTTGTGCAGCTAACTGGTGCAAATCTAATAATCTTTGTGGCATTATATTCTAATTCCAGGTAATACACCCATCATTACTGGTTGTTGAGCATTTTCTCCATCTAAGAAAAACCCAACAATCCAATCATCAACTTTAGGTGATGCAAATGATTTACTGTTATTTAATGGATACATTGGATGAGCCCAAGGTAAACTTTCTGTTGGCACCTCAGTTTTCTTTTGACTGTGCCAACCAATGATACGAACTTGACACCGACCAATGGCTAATGGGTCAACACGGTTCTCGACCACGCCAACCCACCAAATAAAACCATTTTTTCCAGCAAAATC